TATCAAGACCGCTAGTTCTAGTACTACCACTCTGTCTAGTAGTCTGTTCCTGTCCACTGAAGATAGTATTAATCTGTCCAGCAGATGCTAGGATTTCAGCAATACTACCTAATGGATTACCCGACTTCTTATCTTTCTTTGCTACTACTTCTTGCGCCATAATATTCTCCTTTAGTCCTTTAGTCCTTTAGATTCTATACTTAACTACTTAGTACTCACCATTCCATGCTGCATTTATGTACTGTGCTAATCTTTGAGCTAAGTACCTTGCACCGAATGGACTTGGATGTGCGTTATCATTAAAACCACCAACAAAACTAACATTCTCAGCAGCATTGATAGCTAGGTCAATTCTACTAGTACCACTCACAATAGACTGTGCAGCAGAAGTACCTAAGATATCAATCAATCTACTATTAGGGTCATTCCAAGCTCTGAACTCTGCTCTAATAGCAGCACCCATAGCAAATGTACCAGCACTAGGTCCAGTACTACCACCATGACAAGTCCATACTGATATCTTAGCATTAGGAAATAGTCCTCTAGCTTTCTCCCAACTAGCTCTCATGTAATATCTGGCATTACTTTCATTCTGATTTACATCATTATTACCCATAGCAAATAATATATGAGATGGATTTAAGTATGTCCAAGCAGCAATGTTATCTACATTGTTTAATCGTTCTAACATATTTAACTGCTGTGCAGTGACTTTATTAAAGTACCCAGTACCACCACTAGTGCAGTTAATCATACCACTTAAGCCAAGTTCTTTCTTAAGATGGTATCCCATGACTCCCATTAAGAATAATGATGGATTACTAGTAGAACCATAACTATCAGCTAGAAGTAACATAGTATCATTACCTTTAGGAGTTGCACTTACGAAACCTTTAGCAGTAAGTCCTACACCTCTGAATTGTGCAGCAGCAGGTACTGTAATAGTTCTACGTTTGAACTCGCCATTGAAGTCATAGATAAGACCAGCATCGCCACCAACAGTAAACCTACTAGGTTCTCCTTGTACTAATCTACCATCAATAGTTACCATTGCCTGAGCGCCAAAGTTATGGAAACCTAAAGAGAACTTATGGTCAGTAACATCAAATGTAAGTTCACTATGAGCTGCTTTGTCATATGCAAAACTTCTAGTACAAGCTACTCCACCTTTAAATCCAGCAGCGTTAGTACCTACTACATCACCAGTGGAGTTACCACCGCCACTAAAGTTAACTACTTGATTATAACTACTTAAGTAGTTAGTACTAAATGAACCTACAATAACATCTTCTGAATCTACTACAAATGGTAAGCCAGAAGTTACTGCAAAGCGGGTAAATATAAGTCCTTCACCAGCAAGTTGTGCAGCAGTAACAGGTTTAACTGTTGGCGCACCTTCCGCTAATTTATCAGTTCTCCACTGGTCTTGATACCATACACAACTACCATCAGTTAATGGTCTGCCCATAGGAGTAGCTACTGGTTCTGCTGCATCAGTAGTACCTGCTGTGGCTAATATCCAGTGAGTACCATCTGCAAATCTAACTACGTTAGCTGGAATCTCACCAGTACCAATAGTATATGCAGTATTATTAAGTCTCAATGGTGCTGGTATCATTGGACCTTTTTTCCAAGCTTCTATTCGTTTTAACCTATTAGCAATTAGTGTATCTTGGTAGCTAGTAGTTAAGTTATTTTGATTCATAATATCTATTCCTTTATAATATAGTGTTAAGATTTAGTTTCTGCTAATTGCTTCTGACCTCTAAACCAGCTAGCAACTCCAAGTATACCACCTACTGCTATTACTAAGTCAGGACTCATTACCACTGGAGTAACTCCAAATAAAGGTAACATGAACATACTAGCAATATATAGACCAAAGGTAAAACCAATGAATGGTCTCCAGCTATAAGTCTGCCAATGCTCACTAGCAGCTTCTACTTGCATAGTAGCATTAACTGCTTCTAATGCTCTAGCATTGTATTCCTCAATCTTAGCTTCAGACTCATAACCTAGTTGTGCTAGTTTAACTTTTAAGTCTGATTCAATCTGTTTAAGTTGTATTAACTTATCAGGTGGCATACCAGCTAATATTCCTTCTAATGCTTTAGGGTCTTTAGTAGGAACTCCTAATGCTTTAGATACTAGTTCTGCTGCTAATCCTGCTAGTGGGCCACCTAGTGCAGTAGCAATAGTTGGTAGTATTTCCTTTAAGATACCCATTTTGGATGTGCCTTTCCTACTTTGTTAGTTATACCTTTTGCATATCTGCCATTACTAAGTAATGTTAACACTTGCCTTCTATTATTGCTAGCAACGATTTTAAAACTGATATGCACCCAGTCGTGTTCTAGAATTATTTGGTCGAAATTAATATCAGATTCAACTATAGCTATTACTATCTCTAGTGGAGTACCATAAGAGTCGCAGTCAAAGTCTACTGCTTCACACTTAGTATGTTGGGAAGTATCTTTAGAACCTAGAAAGCGGTTAAGTGCAATACAGCGGAACCAAGAACTTACTCTTATTGGATTAGAACCTAGTAGTGTTCTTACTAGTTCCATGTTATTTGCTGTATTAATAGCTGCATCTAGCAGTTCCTTAGTTGGAATACTGTTATCTAGTTTATATCTAGCAGCTATCTGAGATGCAATAGCTTCTTTATAAGTGAAGTGTGGAGATAAATTTCTAGGTATAATCATTGCTAATTTGTTACTCATAGTACTAATTCCTTTCTATTATGTTTGTAAACTATCCATCTCTCTCACCCATGTATATTATAGCAGGGTCAGTACCATTAATATAATACCAATCCCTAGATGGCTGTACTAGTAACTCTGTAGTACTTATAGCAAGTCCTATATACTGTATAACTCCTTCATTATTACTTCCAGAATCTACTATATTAGCATTATGATATAAATTATACCCTGCACCAGTAACTAATCCACTAGTTTTAATTATTCCAGTGGTACTAACCTCTACTACATCTTCTGCTGCTACTGACTCACTAGAACAATAACCATGACATTTTCTATTCACACTGTTAAGATTACCAATTCCTCCTCTAGCTTTATATACCTTACCATTAGTAAATACATGAACGAACTGTCCAAATGTAAGAGCTTCTCCAGCTATAAGATAGAACTTACTCATGTTACCTACTATATAAGTATTCTGAGCACCATCTACCTTGTATTGTGCTTGTGATATCTCATCTCTAAACTCTAGTCCAGTAGCTCTATCTAGCTGTACAGCTAAAGACCTAAGTGCATTATATACTAGTAGGAACTCATTATACAGCCTAGGGTCTGCATCAGTAATTCCAGGAAGTACTGGTAGCCCTAAGTTAGTACTAAACTGACCTTGATTACCAGCCATTATGTACTCCTACCATGCACATGAAAGTTAAGAACAAGTGATACAAGTGAGAACCCTCCGAAGAATAATAGACTTTGGTTAGTACCTACTGTACTAAATCCATACTTTCTAAGTAATCCATCTGATTCAAGTAGGTATCCAGCTTCTGTAGTTACATTCTTACCATCAATAGCTGGTTGAGCATATAGCGCAAAAGCATTATTAGTTTGTATATTCTCTAGTACCACAGTATCTAGCGCCAACATTCTCTGTCTTACATACTGATACTTACCAAGAAGCAGTACACCAAAAGAGTTAGCTGCACCAAAGGTAGTATCTAGTAAGAACACAGTACCATCTGCTTGTACAAATGCAATAGACTTCTTAGGAGTTTCAATAATCTCAGGATTCAAAAGATTATACTCATAGCAATCAGTGTGAGTTATCTTAAGCTTTCCGTATCTTTTAAGTATTATGTCATATACAAGTGCATGAGTAAGACTACTAACTCCATAGGAGATAATAAGATATCGTGAAGATATAAGTGTGAGTTTCTTTTGCATAGTACCAGTAAGTACTTGTCTACTGAATTGCAATGTGAAGTCATCAAAGTCTTCAAAATAGCTACCTGCAATAAAGTCAGTTACATCAGGTAGTACAGTTTGCGCCAGTTGAATACCTACTGATTGCATACCATAAGTAGTATAAGCGTATTGAGCACTACTGTTACCATCAGCTGAAGCAAGTTCAGGATTAGCAAGTCCACCTGCACCTACAATCTCTCTGAAGTTAAATGGGTATCTACTATTACCACTATAGGAAGCTGCTACTGCATTACTTGTAGTATATACAATGAAGCCTGCAATAGTGTTAATACATACTTGTATAGAGCCTTTCGCACCTTCTACTCCACCACCACCTGCACCAGTACTAAGAGATGGCTCAAAGTCTGTAGCATCAATAGTACTACTCCATGCTATCTCTGATGCAGTCCAAGCAATCATGTAACCAGCAGTAGTAGTAATACCAATAACAGCACTAGGCGTAAGTCCATTAAGTGTTACTGGTACTAAGAGATTAGATGCGAAGTCATAGCGATAACAACCAATATTAGCAAAGTAGATATAAGTAACTCCACTAATTAGTGCAACTGTTGTAAGCTTGTTAGCTGCACCTGCAATACTATTAATTTGTAACCATGTACTACTACCTGGAAGTTGTACAAAATTCTTGTTATTTGTAGTATGACAGAAATACGCTTTATTCTCAGAACTATCTCTTAATACAAATACAGTACTAAATCCTGTTTCACCAGCTACTGCATTACATACTCTTGAATAGCCTACAGAGCTATAGCCTTGACTAGTAGGTAGTACATTATGACAGTAGTATATCTGTGGAATGCCTACATCTTGGTTATCTCTACCTCCACTCTCAACTGCTGGGATATACATATTATCTTGTTGCTTAACAATAATACTCTGTCCCTGATTCTCAGATAAGAATGGGAATGTAGATGCACCTAGATTAGCTCTGTAACTTACTTGCGCCATTACTGCTTCCTTTCCAACTGCTGTTTAGTAGACTCACCTCTTATTACACTGTTATACACAATAGTACCAATACCTCCCAGTACTACAATGATAAGCCAACCGCTAACCTGTTGTCTAATCTTAGCCCAATCTTCCATCTTCTGTCTTCTTTCTTGTATAAACAAGGTAAGTGCTTCGTGATGGTCTCTATGCTCTGCTGAACTAAGTCCACTATACTCTGTTAACTTATCAGCAATGGCTTTAATATCCTCATCACTTAACATCCTAGACATTATCCTTACCTTCCTCTTCTTCAATACTATTAGTGCAGTGGTTCTTATCTACTATATGCAATGCTTTACATAACCATAATGGAATTCTACCTCTAGTTCCTTCTCTTATTTTCTTACCCATTCTACTAGATATAGTTTCATCAGGGTCGCCTAAGAATATTGTATTAGCAAATTGGTCAACAGATATAAGAATATTCCAAAAATACTTCTTTACTTTCTGCATTAAGATTCTCCTTCTACAATTAATTCCCTGTTAGTTGATGTATGTGTTATTGTTCCTGTTGCACTTCTAGCTCTAGCTTCTACTCTATGTAGACCGAAGTATCTACTTACCTTAACTCTAGCAGTAATCTCATTTAGAGCAGCAGCTGGAGTAGTTGCACTTCTATCAAAGTATGGTGCAGTTTCTCCGTCAATAGAAGTAGTAACTGTATTAACTTGTGCAGCACTGTTAGATAATGTACCAGTATATTCTACATCTAAGTTTTTACCAATCACATAAGTACTCATATCTACAATAGGAAGCTGTGCTACTGATGTAGTGGTAGTATTAGCTAATACTCCTTTCTTACTTACAGTATGTTTTAACTTCTCGATATAACCACCAGCTATACCAGCAAAGTCTTTAACTGATATAGGTGCAGTATTAAAGAACGCAGTTATATTATTAGTCTGATTACCTTTAAGTGCTACAAACTCACTAAGTCTTAATCCATTAGAAGCTACAGGCATGAAGTAAGTAGTACCAGCATATGCCATGTTATCCCAAATTACACTATTACCTTCACCAGCTACTGCTGAGTTATCTCCAAATACTATCTGATTACTTGCACTAACTGTAGTAAGAGTACCACTACCATCTCTCATGAATCTACCATTAACAAACATATACTGGTCAGAAGCTCTACCGCATATTAAGTACTCATTCTCTACTCTAGTAGTAGTATGTAAGTCACTATTCAGATATGTAGCTAAGTCATTTGAGTATGATACAAAGTAATCTTGTAGCATATATCCAGTTTGTTTAGCACCATCAAAGATATTAACTGTAGATGCTTGTGAGAAAGCAGTTCTAGTTGCATCAGTTACATTAGCAGTAAAGCTAACTGTCCATCCAGTACCATTATTAAGTCCTGCTGTAGGCTTAGTATAAATAGCTGTAAGTGTAGCTGTGTTCTTAACTTGGTATAATCTACTATTATTAAGTTTAAATGCAGTAGCTTCTACGTTAGAACCACTGTATGTCCAGCCTGAGGAACTTGGTAATACATTCATAGTAAGTTCATCAGACCAACTAGGAATACCATTAAATCCACCACCAAGCCATACAGTACCAAGTTCTCTGAACCTATCACTAAAACTAATACTAATGTTACTTAGTCCAGAGCCGCTCTGTACTCCATCAATGTGAATAGTCATGGAGTCAACTCCATCACCTTTACTTCTGATACTTAATACTATCTGCCTATTACCTGTAACTACATTCACACCTAAGCTGCTAGTAGTTCTTAATGTACCTAGTGCATCATAGCAACTAAATGTAACATTACCAAAGTTATCAACAGCGCCAGTAATACGGTTCTTAGTAAGTCCATACACACAATCAAAGAATGGTTTATTGATTTGAAACTGAGTACCAGTGAATATCCAAGTAGCTTCTTCTCCATCCCAAATGTTCTGCATTGAGTTACATAGTAGACTTGATAATACTGGATTAACTGCTTCATGAAACACAATAGCACCACTAAGTAACCCACTTGATTGTAACATCTGCTTATTAACAGGAAGTTCTGTAATAAAGCATAGTGCAACAGCAGTATTAGGAGACCATACAGGTGCAGCAGTACCGTTAGCAAATGAACCTAATGGATAAGTTCTATTAGTTTGGTCTGTCTTAGATACCCAATAGTTAGCTGCATCTACTGCACCAGAGGTTATAGCAAAGTGATACTGTGTATTAGCTGATAGTGTTACATTACTAAATGCAATCCTATACCAAGAACCTTCAGTAGAAGTAGTTACTGTGTCAGGAGTAGGAAGTCCACTACTAAACAATGGTGCGCCAGTAGGTGCTGTACCAGTACTTGCATACAAGTGTACACTAGCACCTGATGGTGCGCCTACTTTATATATCTTAACCCATATTACTAGTGACTCATTAGATAAATCTCTTGATAACTGGAAGCCTTGTGCTATGGCTGCATTAGCTGCAAGTGCGCCACAGTTAGCAAATCCATTATCATCTATCTGTTGTGTATTACTAGTAAATCTGTACTCTACTCCAGTAGCTTGGTCAGTTAGCCAAAAAGGTGCAACAGCACCTCCCCATAAATCATTGATAAATGCAGGCAACCATCCACTAGATATAATATCCTTAAATCCTCTACCTAATGGTGAAGGAGTTAGTACATTCATTATACCTTCTTGTGTAATCTGTACTGGAGAAGATACAATACCAAGATATGTTTTAACAGCAGCTAAGTCTGCAAATGCTTGTCCTAGACCTCCTTTAGCAAGAGATACTATTGGTAGTTCGGTATTAGTAAGTGCGAAACCAATAGCTAGGGAAGCATATGTAACAGTACCATTGCCCGGAATATTCACTACTCCTGTGATACCTACATAGCCAATAGCAATAATGATATCACCAGCAGTAGCAGGAGTAGTGAGTGTAAAACTACTAGTAGATGTTTCATTAAAGTCTAGTCCTAATCTAAGAGCTAAACCATTCTTATATATTTGTAGTGATTCAGTACTAAGAGCATATGCAAATGCTGTTAGATTGAACACTGATTGCGCAGCAGTTGCTACAAAGTACTGGCGTTTTACAGTACCATCACTATTGACTAGCGGGGTACTACCAGGATTCCATACGGTTGCTTCATCTGACATATACTATTCTCCAGTTACTAATACATTTGAGTTCTTAACTATGGTGAACCATAATGCAGCATCAGACCTAAATTGTGCTGCTTGTTCATCAAATCCAATTCCCTTGAATACAGTAGCAGCTGCATCATATATAATAGCATAAGGAAACTCCCTAGCTATCCATGATTCATAAGACTCATCTACTAGTGTAGGATACACATAGCAACCTACTAAGAATCTTCTCTCTTTAGTAGATAGCTTAAGTTTAATAACTGTACCTGCACCATATGCTACATCAGGCTTTTCTACACTGTAGTCATCAAGGATACTTTCAGGAGTTACAATACTAAGAAAATTAGCGCCAATGTAGTTTCCACTACTGGAGTCTAGTACTACTTTTCTAATGTACTTAAGCGCACGCCAAGTAGGTATTAGTAACTTAGGTTCAAACTCTTGAAAATACTCTTCTGTGTTAAATTGTATTGAATGGTCTTTCAAATCTTTCTGCATATAGTCAGTAGTATGAACCTTCAAGGTAGCTGATTTAACAGCAAGTTTAGTCTCCGCTAATAAGTCTGGGCGCTTAGTAAGTGTAATAGTATCATCTATTAAAGACTGAAGTAGTGTATTAGCTGCCATGAAAGTTCATCCTATCTATATGTTTTATACTTGTGTACTTGCTTCATCTTCTGATAACTTAGTATCAGGAGTTGGTACTACTGTTGCTGTACCTTGACCGCCAGCAGCTACCACTGAAGCACGATTTCTAATAGCTTCTAATGTACTTGCTTGCTTAGTAGCTGTTAATGCAGCTAACTCAGCTTTAACTTCAGGTGCAATACCAGTTGCAGCTTCTTCTACTTTATCTGTGTTATTAATAGAATTTGCAAAATTGCCTTGAACAGTATTACCACGGTCATTTGCAGGATTATTAGCTTCTGCCATTTCCGCAAGAATCTTAGCACGTACTTTTGCTTCAATGATAGCTGTAGGTGATAATGCATTTGGGTCAACTTCTGGCTCATTTTCATCAACATAGATTCCCATGTGTGGAGCATCTACTATCATTTTATCTAATTCTGCTATTACTTCTTTATTACCTGTGTGGAACTGATTACCTACAAAGGCACATACACCACCTTTAGCTAATACTACTTGAAAACTACTTTGAACTGCTTTATATAATTTATGCATTTGATGTTACTCCTAATATACAAGAGGGAAAAAAGAATAGGGTAGTAAAATAAGCTACTACCCTATTCAGGGGGAAGAACTACTAACTACTAACTGCTAACTGCTATTAACCTACTGCTGCTGCTGTCAAGCCTGTAATGATTGAGTTAGCTGGAGGATTCTTAATAACTGTAGTTAACTCAGTAGTTAATGTACCACCTACTGCATCAATACCGTTATCAGTAGCTTCATTGCTAGAACCATTAAAGTCTTTAGACTGTGTTTTACGGTCGCCTAAGTATGCTATTTTAAATGTACTTAAGTCAACTGCAATAGCCATAGAAGACCAATCAGTATTACTATTGAACAATGGATGCTCGATAAGACGGAACATACCACGAGCTGTTTTGAATGTAGCAAATTGTAGACCCCAATTAGTTTGTCCATCAACTAACTGATAAGTACCATTCAAACGACCAATGTTATTGATAACACGTTTAGCATTACCACCGCAGAATAATACACGCTCGTTAGCAACTTTAGGGTCAGTAGCTTGGTTAAACACTGGGTCTAAAAAACCCTCTAACTGTGTGTAGTTAGTAGTAGCTGCTGCTGTAAAGTTGTTAGGTGCTACATAGTAAGATGGGTAGTTAGCCAAGTTACCAACAATAGCGATAAGACCATTCATAGTACGGAATGGATTACCATTTCTAGTACCTTGTGAACGTTGACCGAAGAATAAGCCCTTCTCAATATCAGCAGCATGGAACGCTGCACAGTCTTGCTTGCTCTCTGCTACGTTAGTTTCGCCAGCAATTACCATTGTCTCACGCATAGTATCACTGACAGCCCAAGTATTACGGAAGATTTGGGTTAAGTTAGTAATACGTACTGGGTTAATATTAAGTGCGTTTGGTCTGATAGAAGATTCTTCAAATGCAGAACCAACTTGGTATAACCTTACGTTAATAGCAATGTTAGCAGCAGCTACTGTACCAATGCCACGAGATACTGACACTGAAGTAGGAGAAATTACATTATTAATAATGATATTCTCACCAGTAGTATTGACACGCATAATCATACCTGGAAGTACGTTAGCTGTAGATACAACTGGTAACACTGTATCAGCAGCTACTACTGCGGCACTTAATTGCAATTCAGGGAATAGCATTGTTTTAGAGAAGTAACCATGCTCTGTTTGTACTGCACGTTCGTCTCCTAACATTGAAGTCATACCAAACAATGGTGCAGCACCATTTGGCATAAGACGTGTAATCATACCAGCAAACGACTTCTTCGCTAAATCGATAGGTAGATTATTAGTCTGTAAAATACCTGTACTCATAATAAATTCCTTTTCTTTATTTAATTAAATTAATGGTTCTAACTTGATGTTAGAGGATTCGCATTTGCATAGTTGTATCTGATGTTTTGATAAACTGTACTAATCCAAAGCTAGATGCTGGAATAGAAGTTTTACCACCAGCTACGAATGTAACACCTGCGCCACCTGCTAATGTAAGTGCAAAGGCTGTACTTACTGATACTACTAGTAAGAAGCTATCACCATTATCTATACCAGCATTAGCTGCTAAGATATTAAGTGCTGTATCTGTAGTATCAGTACGACCAGCAGTCATACCATTACGTACATATAAACCATTACTAATTGCATTTGCAGTAATTGTTTGGTTAGAATCTGTAGCTTGGATAGTAGTACCTAGATTAGCAGAGATACCATCTCCTACCATCTGCTTCTGTACAATACCATCTGAGCCACGAACCACTTGTGCTCTGTTAAACATATGTTTCTCCTAATTTGGTTAAAAATAAAACTAGTTACTAACTTATACCAAATTCCTTACTCCAATCAATCTCTTTGCTAGCTGCTTCCTGCTTAGTTTTAGCAGCAGTTGCATCAGCACCTGAGATAGCAGAGAAAGTTTTAGTGAAGTAATCCTTCGCCATTTCCTTAAGTTCTGCTGTAGTTGCATTAGGGAATTTAGTTTGCATTTGAGTTTCAATCATAGCTACAATAGGTGCAGCTGATGGATGGGAGTAAGCAGGGTTATCTTCTCGCAAGGAGTTAGAGAACGACTGTTGTTTGATTCTTTCTGGGAGTGAAGCTAAGATTTTTTCTTCTAATCTAGAAGTTGCTTGTTCCACTATCTTAGCTGTTGCTACTGCTGATTGAGCATAAACTGCTTGTGATGTTGCATTCAATGCTCTACCAAGAGCTTCTACTGCACCTTCACCGCCTTGTTGTATTAGTTTAACATCTTCTGGTTTAACAATTTTAGCAAAGTTCACCTTACTAGCTTGCTCTAGTATCTTCTGAGGATTGATTTCCCCTAGTAAACTAGTGTTAGTATCGGCTTGCTTATTAGGGTCAGTTTCCCACAAGTCCTTAAATGTATCAAGTGGCGATTCTGAACCTGTAGGGTTATTAGAATCTGCTGGTGCAGAATTATCTGCTGGCGGTTGAATATTAGTAGCAGGTGCTACTACTGGTGCTGGTGCAGGCGCTGGTGCTGGTGTGCCTTTGAATGATTCCATTAAGTCTGATAATGCCATGATAGTATTTCCTTTGAATATAAGTTGTGAGTTAAGTGTTTTGTGCTGCTCTTGCTGTGTTACCTAATTCGATAAGATACTGTAATACTAGCATCTTACCTGTTAGTTCTGCTTCTCGTTGTGCATATGATACTGGATTAAGTGGGTCGTATGTCGCTGTTATTTTCTCCTCTGCTGCAATAGCTAATTCGGTTTGTAAAAATTGAAGTTGTAAGTCTGTAAATGATGTAGCCTGAATAGTTTCATCAGGTGTAAATTCATACTTAGTATATAGTGATGTTAATAGTTTAGACATTTAATTAATTCCTTTCTTTTAATTTATGTAGTCTAGTTTTAATAGATTTTTCACTTCTCTTAAATGCTTTAGATAAAGCATAGATACTATGACCTTCTTTTTCATACTTAAGTAGTTCAGCATCTTCTTCAGTAGTCCATACTCTATAAGCTAATGTATTACCTCTGGATATAGCTTTATCTCTTTGATGCTTAGCACCTACAAATGGGCTCATAGCTGTATCCTTACGCGCGGTTATTAGTAATGTTATTAGTTATATTATTTACATTCTGAGTAGTTCTAGCTGGTGTAGCAGCACTATTATTACCTGCTGGTGTATAGCCGAACTGTTCAGGAGTAGGTTGTGGTGGAAGTTGTTCCTGTGTAACTTGTCCTGATTCTAAGCCTTTAGCAAATGCTGCTACTGCTTGTTGCCATGCTAGTACTGCTTCTTCATAAGCTATCTGCTCAGGAGTCTTTTCAAAAGGAGTTAAGTCTGCACCTCTTTGTTTCATTAGATAGCTGAATAATGGTGCTATATTGTAACCACTAGCAAGCTGTGGACTAGAACCAAGAGTTTGCAAGGAGATAGTAAATGCTTCTGCATCCATTACTTTATCAGTAGGAACTAAACCATCAGATAGTTTGAACTCCATTACTGCATCTCTCATACGTTGTGGGTCTACTTGTACTGCTTGGTTCTTACTCTTAGAGAATAACTTCTCAGCACCTTGATACTGTAGTATGTTAGTTTTAATTATCTCCTTAAGTGGAGTAAATGCCTGTGCTTCATACAGTATTGCTGTTTGTTGGTCTCTACCATTAGCATTGTTCATAACAGTTTGAAACTCTGATTGGGTTTTATTACCTTTAACAAACTGCCCTTGTTTAGCCTTATTCTGACCATTAACTTCATTACCAATAGCTAGTAGTTGTTGGATTTCTCCTAGTACTAAGCCAGCTTGTTCATCTCTGAATGGGAATGGATATACTGCTTCTCCTACTGGCTTACCATAAGCAGTTGGTCGTACTGGTATCTTAGCACTAGGATTAGGACTATTAATCTGTGCTTCACTAATTCTAGATGGGTCATAGATAACTCTGTCACTGATAGCGCGCCTGCGGGAAGCTATTACTGAGTTCATAAGAGCACTAGTTACTTGCTGGAATGGAATAGAGTTCTCAGCTAATGTCTTAGTTTGTTCTTGTAAGCCATCTTCGTTAGGTACACCACATACTATAGGTATGTAGTTATGTGCATTAGTTTGTTTCTCTGCATATATTAGTACAGATAGATTTACTAGTATCAGCTTCATAATCTGCGGAGTATTACGCTCTGGTAGATTTAGATTAAAGTCCGCTGGGATAACTCTAGCATAGATAGTAGTAACTAAGTAGTTATCACTGTAGTTAATTTCTTGCTTACCTCCAGCAATTTTAGCCCAAGACATCCAATTGAAGTCACCATCTTTAAGTTCTGCTGATACTTGCGGATTAATATCAGGCATATAGTAGTAAGATGTATCAATGCCTAGTACACTAGCACCCTTAGAAGAGGATTCAAATGCTTCAGTCATGTTCATACGGTACTTAAGATTAGCTACAAATTGCTTAAGTTTAATTCTACTCATAAGTTCATGCTTACCAGCATAGTCTCCATCAATGTAGATTTGTGATGGCGCTACTTTGGTGTCATAGAAGAAGTTGTATGGATTAATACGAGTAAGCTTATTACCACTCCACAGTACATTCTTAGGTTTAGCTTGTATACCTTGTGCTAGATTAGTCTCTAGTGCTACAGTAGACATAGTATCCCATGAACATTCTATAGCACTAATGTTGTATTTAAAACCATCACGAAAGAACATAAGAAGATTACGTACCCAGTCGCCACGAATCTGCTCAGTTTCAATGATTGATTCTAACATGAGAGCTGCATCTATAAATTCAGGGTCAGCTGCTACTCCAAACATAGGCACACCTGTTAAGAATACTGATGCTTGATAAGTAACTGCGGATTCTACTTGTGGCATTACTACTGGAATAGTGATGTTCTGAAGGCGATTAGAATCACCATACTTATTAGCTAGTTGCGCTCTCTTATGTTCTTTAGTCTGGTCTTGCTCACGAATATAAGCTAAGTCAATATCTAAGAACCTTTGGCGTTGGTTGTTAATATTAGCTTGTGCAATAACAGTAGAGAAGTTAACTAGTGCTTCTTGTGATTTGATAGATGGTATAAATGGAATATCAGGTGTTGCCATGATGTATTGTTCCTTTAGAATGGTGAGTTATGTAATATAAGTTCTCTAGATTCTTCTACTATCTGTAGGTATGAATCAAACTGAATAAATTCAGCATATAGTTCTAGTACTCTTGCAGCATAGGTAAGTAAGTCTAATATGTTATCAGTATTATCTCGTTTGAGATGGTTATACTGAGATATTTCTAAGTGTACTTGTGATACTAACTTAGGGTCTATAAAGAACTCGCCAGCTATGTATGCTTTAAACATAGTAAGTATTCTAGTAGGCTTACTAAGTCCACCAGAATACACTTCTACAAAGTTAATTCCTTGTATTCCTAGTTGTTCAGAGAAGTGCTTAAACCAGTATAGAAGGGAGTACTGATAAGCGTTAGATTCTACAGCTACTAAGCGACAGTTATACTTAAGTGCCATAGTAAGTGCTACTCTAATAGTATCTCCTGGACTTAGTCTTGCATTCTCTAGGTCTTTAAGTACAGGAAGTGTATCTATTACTTCGAAGTATCCTATAGCCACACTATCAGAATTAGACTTATCATTAGAAGGGTCAATGATTATATAATTGCCTAGTATTACTTCATCTGCTGTATATGGGTATGGTGGCAGTTTAGATAAATCAATTCGCTTATTTACACTAGCGTTTTCATCATTAAGCACTTCACTATAGAATATCTCTGGATGTCCAGATGCTAAGTCATTCTCAAATTCCTGAAGTAGTTGTGTAAGAGGTTGTAGTTCTTCCCATAGTGATTCACCCTTACTAGTAATT